TGCCCGAGATTGACGCTATCGCAGAGCGGACGGTGGGCGGCCCAGGGTCAACTCTGGTGGGCAACTTTCGCGCGCAAGCCGAGGGTGTCGTGAGAGTTCTTGACACCCTCGGTACTCCTGCAGAGGACGCTCTAGGGATGGTGCAGAAGAGCTTGGAGGCTGAGGAGCTTTTGAGGTTTGGCATCTCCAAGGTAGTGGAGGGCATGCGGGCAGAGAGCTCCCTCAGTCGTGGTACTGATAACTTGATTGCTGGGATTGAGGACAAGCATGAAGAGCACGTTTACTTGTTGCAGCAACGCCTCTCAGAGAGCTCCGCGGTGTAGGTGTAAGTGGAGCGGAGGCTATTGTGACTGATCGGGTACCTGGTGCTGGAATTGATATCGGCACAATGAACATTCTCTCAGCTCGCCAAGAAGGCGGGGCAGTCAAGACCAGACGCGTTCGTGACGCTTTTTTGGATCTCGACGCAGATGCGAAGAAGTCCCTCAAACTGTCGAAGGTGGATTACTACGAGCCTGATTGGACAGATCAGCTCATTGTTGTCGGTGACAGTGCTCTCAGCATGGCGAACCTGTGCAAGAGAGAGGTGCGTCGTCCACTCGCCAAGGGGTTGATCTCGGCCGGCGAGCTCGACGCACAGCGAGTTTTGTCTCACATCATCTACAACGTCCTAGACGTGCCAGTGGTACCTAACGAGCATTGCTACTACAGTGTTCCAGCCGACCCGATCGACATGCCAGATCAGGACGTTGTGTACCACACCGAGGTATTCCGCAAGATCATCGAGGAGTATGGGTACACGGCCCACCCGATGAACGAGGCTATGGCCATCATCTATAGTCAGTGCGCTGACACCAACTTCTCAGGGGTTGGGATCAGCTACGGCTCGGGTATGTGCAATGTTGCCATGTCCTATCAGACGATGATGGGGATGTCTTTCTCTTTAGCGCGAGGAGGAGATTGGATCGACCTGCATGCCTCGAAGGCGCTAGGGACAACGGCTTCTCGCATCTGTTCGCTGAAAGAAAAGGGAGGGTTTGATATCTCGAATCCACCCAAGGACAACCGCGAAGTCGAAGCCGTGGCGTTGTACATTCGGTCTTTGATTCGGTACAGCCTGGAGAAGATCTCTCAGCGCTTCAAGAAGGAGCGCGGCAGCATCGAGCTACCTGAGCCCATCCCTTTTGTGGTCAGCGGGGGTACCACCCGAGCCGACGGTTTCATGAGGGTTTTTGAGGAGGAGTTCGACTCAGTGAAGAAGGGGTTTCCGATTCCTATCTCCGGCATCCGTCGAGCCAAAGACCCAATGACTGCTGTTGCGGAAGGTCTTTTGGTACTGGCTATGCAGGAGCATGAGTGAGGGTCGTCCGAGTAAGGTAACGGCCCTCCTCTAAGGAGGCGCCAATTTATTACTACCTGATATCCTCTCTTAAGCGGCGTCTCATTCTGGAGCTGCAAGACAGCTTCAGTCGTCACCCTGTTTACGAGAAGGTGGTGCCCTTCATACAGAACAAATTTGCCTTCGACGAGCGTCCGCAGTTTGGCATCGTTGTGAAGGGCTCAAGCGCCAACAAAATTCAGCTGAGCAGCGAGAATTTCATTGGCGTGGTGTCCAGCAAAGTCATGTTGGCGAATGTGGAACAGCCCTCCTACCTACTAGAGTGGGTCAAGGAGGACATGGCTGTGCTTCGCGACACGAGCGACGTCATGCCTATCCAGTCGGGTGTTTACGTGCTGGAGTGTTTGACCTCGCCCACTGATCCTGGGGAGTGCGGAACCTTCTCAATCAAGCCTTACCTCACTGTGACGGACGAGCCACTGTTGTTTGTCTCTAGTGGGGTGGAGACTGAAGCCAACCTTCACCAGCCGCCAACTGTTGGGACTTTGAGGTTGTGGGAGAATCGGCACTACTTGTTGAAGGAGGGTCGGGACTACAGGGTCGATTATCGGACTGGGCTCGTGACCCTCACTTATCGACTTAGGGTTGGGTCGATAATTACCGCGGACTACCGGTACGAAGTCGACCCCATGGGGCCGTTCGAGTGGAAGTGGAACACGGCTGACTTCAAAACTTTGCCTGGAGTGATTTTGGCGTTTGGCAAGCGGGGTCGTCCAGGGGACAAGTCTGCTGTTGTTGTCTATGAGGATCGTGTAGACACTGCCAACGCACAAGGGGGCAAGTTCGAGGCGTCGTTCGACATAGACGTCATCGCCACTGACCCGATCCAAATGGAAGAGATCGCTGATTTCGCTGTGATGAGCCTATGGGGAGTCAAACGCTCCCTTCTCTCCTATGAGGGGTTGGAGATCACGGACGTGTCTATCGGAGGGGAGTCCGAAGACACCTACGATGAAAATGCGGACATCTACTACTACATGGCCAGTCTTTCAGTTCAGCTTCAGGCGGACTGGGAGATTCATGTTCCCCTGCCTCTCACCATAAGCCGCGTAGCTGCAACCAACCCGACTCTAGAAGCTCAAGTTGGGGCAGACCGTACTGCACCTTCAGTCTCGGGCATCCAGCCTTTGACTCAAGGCCTATTTTTCTCCACGACACCAATCATCGTGGGGAGGAACAACGCATACGAACGGATTACGTGATGCCCAAATATACATTTGAATGCCCATGTGGACTTCGTTTTGACCGAGTGTTGAAGATGAGTACCCACCCAACGTTCCCTTGCCCTTCGTGTGAAGAGGAGGCACCGCGCCTTTTTTCTGGGGAGGTGTTTGGGTTCGGTTTCAAGACCTCAAGCTCTGATGTGAATGGCTTGTCGCCTTCCAATACTGGAGTGCACGATCTTGATTACCCCTCAGCAGACAAGGCCGTGGGTAGGAGCGCAGAAGCTCGCTGGCAGACTTATCGAGATAGAGATGCCATCAAGGAGAAGGTGCGCAAGAACTCCAAGGTCACACAGCTGACTCGCACTGATGGCGAAGGGTACATGGACTACGCGTCGATGAGTCCAGGTCAGCGTGAAGAACGCAAGAGGCTGGTCAAATTGGCCACGTCCCTGAAAGTACGTTCAAAGACCCAATAATGCTTTCGTCCTCCATCTACGGAGAGCAGGCGAGTCAAGTCCCCTGCAACCCATCCGGCTCACCGGACAGGTCGAGACAACACCCAAATCAAATCAGATCAGATGCCATTTCTTTCTATGTGGTGTTGAGAGGCAAGGCAGCTTCTCAGGGCCTGCTGTGAAAGATGTAGATTGAATGCAGACTTTTGCGTCCTGAACTGAGGAGAACACGCGGATGACCCTCGGCCCCTTTTCGACCTATGTCCCACCTGGTGTTTACACTCGCACGCTCTCGGACGCAAATGTGTCGTCCGTCCTTGCGGGCCTGAGAATCCCCGTCATCATTGGCGTGGGTCAAGAGGAGTTGGAACAGCTCGACTACGAGATGGTTCGAGGTTCTTCTTCCACTCAGGATCAACAAATCTCCAACGAAGATGTGTCTCTTCGTTGGGTTGTCGATGGCTCCAACCCAAGCAACCCCATCCTTGGTGCGAATGATGGTACCCTGACGAGTTTCAGGGTGCGCAATACGCCCATTGTGGATGGCCAGGGGTTTGGCCGTGTTACGAACGACGTCCGTAGCGTCACAGTCACCGTGAATGGTGTGCCTGTGGCTGTCGGGTCGGTTCGTGGCGCGATCGGTGAGGTGATCCTTCAGGTTCCACCTTCGCCGACCGACACGGTTCGAGTGACCTATTTCTTCCACCGGTTCGACACAGCCTTCACGGATGATTTGTCCGTACAGGTGACAGCGACTCCGGCGGAGATTACCACTCCAGGTTTCGAGCCTTTCGACATTACGACTGGGACGAGTGATACTCTCAAGCTCCGTGTCGACGGTGGAGCGGAGAAGACGATCACGTTCCTCCCTGGTTCAACCACTGCATCAGCCATCAAGAGCCAAATTGATTCGGCTCTGATTTCTGGGTTGACTACGAGCGTCTTTACAACGAACGACGGCAAGCTTCAGGTGAAGTTCTCTGCTCAGACGTCTATAGTCATCGGAGCAGGAAACGCCAACGGAGTTCTTGGGCTGACCTCGGGTCAATCCACGTCTCGCAACAACGTCTTCAAGGTCTACCAGCGTCCTATTGTGGATGGTACCTCTGGGGGCATCACGACCACGGATCCTTCCAAGGTGGTTGTGAAAGTCAATGGCATCCAGGTGATCCCCACTTCGGTGGATGGGGCAAATGGTGCTGTGACGTTGGCGCTTGCTCCGGCGGTCGGATCGTCTGTGACAGTCACCTATTTTGCCAACACTTGGCAGGATACGTTTGACTATTTGCCGAATACCTTGGTGACGAACGTCATCATGGCTGGCATTTCCCCTGGCCGCTCCGACTACATCCAGAATCAGGATTTCGTGATCGCGAATCCGAGCTCGGACGTCTCAGTGGTGCACTGGGGCGCGAGCTACTCGGTCTCGTCGATTCTCCGTACACCTGGAGCAGAGCTGCTCAATGACTCCCAGATCATCCCGTCTCTCGTAGACGACAAGATGTATGGGGCGCTCTGCACTCGTTTCGTGGACTCTTCGGCTGTTCCAGCTCGTACGAGCGACCGCGAGTTCCTTTTGCCTGAAATCCCAACAACGGGTAATGGGCGAGACACTCCTCTGTCCACGTCGACCTTCTCTTCGGTGGCCAACAGCCGTCAGGCTGTGACGTCGAATCGTCCTGACCTTGTGACTGTGTACGTAGGTCGTACGCTTCGTGATGCCATGAGCCGTTCGGCCGTGAAGGTTACGGCAGTGGAAGGCACTACCCGTAAGGTCACGCTTCGTGATCCTGTGTCGCCGGACTCGAACGCATACGCGACTTTCTGGTACAACCGCCTTGCCGACGACACCTATGTGTTGACCAACAAGGTTGCTGGGCCAGTGGGTACGGGGCAATACGAAGTCTTTTCGACTTTGTTCAACTCCAACCTCTACCACGTCAAGTTTGGTTCCAAGGGCGGCGGTCTCTCGGAGACGGTCAAGTGGCCGCGTGATGTGGAGCAGGTGCCTGACGCCATGCATGTTGGCGGCGTCCCAGTCAGCGAGACCGTCACGGTCACGTTCGGCTCTGAGGCTGCGACTAACGCTGTATTCACGAACAGAGGCGCTGGCCCTTGGTCGTTCTACAGCCCGAACTCGTCCACGTGGCGTACAAACATCAACGGGGCTGGTGCTCTGAGCACGAACCTTGTGACCGCTACTCGCGGCTACCTGGCCAGCTCTGCTGTTACCAATCCTGGTACTATCACCATCACGACGGGCACCAACGACACGTTGGCCCTTACGATTGATGGCACTGACGTGGATGTGACTTTGACGGCTGGTGCACGTACCGCCAGTCAGATCGTCACGGACATCAATGCTGCGATCGATGCGGCTCTCACCGGCACTAACAACCTGTGCACACAGGTTACGGTGTCGGGCAAGACCTGGTTCCTTCTTCGCAGCTTGAGTGTTCCGGCGTCTCTCCCAGGAGGTTTCGACGCAAGCTCTTATGTGGCCATCCGTCAAGGAACCGCAGAGAGTACCCTCGGATTCACTACTTTCGCTCGCGCGGATGGTACCCCTGGTGCCATCAACAAGCCAGCCACGCTTCTGTCTGAGACGGCTCAACCGTACTCTTTCACGGCGGGGGTTGACGATATCCTCAAGTTGCGTATCAACGGCGTCGATTTCACCGTGACGATCAACACGGCTTCGACGACGGCTGCCAACGTAGTATCGGATATCAATGCTGTGATCAGCTCGCAGGGCACCGCAAGTGTTGGTACCCTTGGCAACCTGAACAAGGTTCGCATCACCTCGAACACAAATGGTGACACATCTTCTGTCACCATCCTCAATGGAACCGCGAATGACATTCTCGGATTCAATGAGGGGGACTTTGCTGGACAGACGAAAGTTGAAGTTCAGGAAGTCGTAGATGCCCTTATGGCTACGACCAACTTCGCTGTGACCTCGTGGCCTACGGGCAATACGAGTGGCGCGGTGGCTCGTGTAACGACCGTGAGCGGTAGTGACTATCTCACTATCGAGTCGGTCGTAACGGGTACGTCTTCCAGCATCGCGTTCGTCAGTGGAGCGAACTCCGCATTCAACATACTCACGGGCACGCAAATTACCGCGGGTGTTGACGGTGACAGTGGTGAGGCTGCAACAGACAACTTCACGGTCACATCAACGAATGCGAACGGTTCTGATGGGACTGGCTATCCTGGCCAGACCTACACGGACGCGACGACGGGTCTCCGGTTCACCGTTCTTCCGGCTTCGGACGGCTCGTACACCTCGGGAGGGTACTTCACGTTGGAGGTCTCTCCGACTTTCTCTGTGCAGCCAAGCATCCCGCATTACGCCCTTCCTGGGTTGGAGACCCTCGTCACGAACACGGTCAACGTGGGTGTGGACGATACGGCCAATGTCCAGGCCTTCAACCCAAGCGGTGCCGAGCCGAAGAATGGGGACATCTACTTCATCTCGTACCGCTACAGGAAGCAGGACTACAGCACGAGAGTTTTCCGCCAGTTCAAGACGATCGAGGCCAACTACGGTCGTTTGAGCGCTGAAAATCGTGTCACGCTCGGTGCTTACTTGGCCATCCTCAACGGAGCCGTTCTCGTTGGGATCAAGCAGGTCAAGAAGGTACCGAACACCAATCAGGCGTCGGCTCAATCCTTCAATGAGGCCATTGACGGGCTGGCTACACCTCTCACGGGCAATATCAAGCCCGACCTCTTGGTGCCTTTGGCGACGGACACCTCCGTGTACTCGTTCCTGACGAGTCACTGCGAGATTGAGTCCAACATTCGCAACCAGGGTGAGCGCATGGGCTTCATTGGGTTTGCCTCTGGCACAACTCCGACGACGGCTCAGACGATTGCTCGTGGACTACAGAGTCAGCGTATTGTGGCTTGGTACCCTGATGCTGGCGTGATCACTCTCTCGAACGAGCTTGGTGAGACGTTTGAGACGTTGGTTGATGGCAGCTTCTTCGCGGCGGCGGCTGGTGGTGCTGTGGTTTCCCCGTCGGTGGACGTGGCAACCCCGTACACTCACCGTCAACTCCAGGGTTTCACGCGCATCGTTCGCTCTCTCGACCCTGTAGAAGCCAACCAGACAGCTGTTGCTGGCGTCACCATCTTGGAGGATCTGAATCCCATTGTTCGTATCCGCCAAGGCCTGACTACAAACATGGCTTCGATCCTGACCCGTCTCCCGACGGTCACTCAGATTTCGGACTATGTGTCGATCACGACTCGTTCGACCCTCGACTCGTATATCGGGACGAAGTTCCTTGCGAGCCGGACGAACGACGTCGAGGTCTCCCTCACCAGCATGTTCAAGACGATGATTCAGCAGGAAATCGTCTCTGCCTTCACGGGCATCTCTGCGGAAGTTGATGCAGTCGACCCGACTACCATGAACGTGAACGGCTACTACATGCCGATTTTCCCACTACTCTACATTGTCGTGACGTACAACCTGCGCGCACGACTCTGAAATCAATAGGGGTTTTCCCTAGAGCGCCCGAAATGGTGTAGCGAAAGCCCTGGGAGAGTATCCTTCCCAGGGCTTTCGTGCGTTTCGATTTGCGAGAGTCAACGAAACTTCCTATGCCTCATCTTGAACGAGGACAACGCATGGCGAACCAGAACAACCCTGTGGTGGCGGCCGAGACTCTCTCCTACGACTACGGTGCCCCATACGCCGCGGTTCGCAAGGTCATGGCTGAAGACTTTGACCCGAAACTTGAAGAGGACGTCAAGGAGCTGATTGTTGCCGACTACATCGTCTTCTTGCTCGCCCTCGAAGTGTACATGCGGTACTTGGAGGAACGGTTTGGCTCGACGGATCTGAACGAGCCAGTTTTGCACAAGGGTCTTCAGCTGCTCAAAGTGGCCGAGCGACTTCACCTTGAAGCCATTTCTGGGTTTCTAAAGGCCAACGTAGTCTCGCCCGCCAGTATCAAGATGATTGAGGCTGCTGTGCGTCCGCCCCCGACGCCCAAGGGTGCTTCTCGCCGAGCCAACTATCTCCGCACAGTGCTGACCAAGGGTGGCACCGCCACCATGCGAGCTGTGTTCGATGACTCGAACCGAGCTCGCAAGGAAGTCAAAGAGGCGGTAGAGGCCTCGATGATGGACAACGAGGACGCGGCTCTTGAGAAGTTCGCTCTCATCACACTGCGCAACAAGCGTCTTGAGGCTTGGATAGACAAGGCCTCTGAGGTTGCGAAACCTGGAGCCACAGCACTCAGTGACGTGCAGGTGGCGACTCGCAGTACCTCCGACGATGTACGTGAGATTTTCTCAGACCGAGTCAAACAGAACGGGGAGACGGCTTCTCAAGACACGATCGATGCAGGGGAGAAGCAGGCTGTCACCCTCGCCAAGGTGGAGCAAGACGCAACTGCAACTGCACGTAAAGTTCTGACGAAGACTCAAACTGAGGATATCCCTCTCACTCGCTCTGAAGTCATTGGTGTGGCCAAAGCCGTTGCTATGGCTGTGGCCACCGATCCAGAGATGCCTAGCAATGTCCCTCCCTCATTGCAAGGTCTTGACCCAGAGCAGCTTTCGGCTGCAATGACTCAAGGTAAAGTGCTGGTTGCTGCGGGCGCGGGTTCCGGCAAAACCAGCACCCTGACAGCTCGAATTGCCTACCTTGTGAAAGACCTCAAGGTGTCTCCTTCTCGTATCATGGCAGTGTGCTTCAACAAGAAAGCTGCACGTGAGATCGGGGAGCGTATTGCTAGCCGCATTGGAGATGAGCCGCTCAAACAGATGAGCGTTGGAACCATGCACAGCATGTTCCGTAAGTTCATCATCGACTACGGCAACCCCGAAGAAAAAGCTGCCATGACCACGTGGATGATGCGTGCGGGCGGCGGCGGGGACAAGGGCGGGGACATGCCCTCAAGAGCCCCTTCTCCAGCTGCCATGGGCGGCTATATGTCACGCCTCTGGAAAGAGTGCAACACAGACGATGAAGCACCTCGCGGTATGGCGAAGAACATCCAGAAGTGGATGATGAACAATATCTCGCCGGAACAAGCTGCTCAGCGTGCCGGAGGCAAGACTGCTGAAGTAGAGTGGTACGAGTGGTGGTTGGGCTTCAAGGGGATAGACAAGAAGTGGTCTCCCCCTTGCAATACTCCCAAAGCCCAGAAAATGTGGGGTGAGTACCTGGCCAAGTACCGCGATAACGGTCGTGCTCGGTTGGGTGACTTCAGTGACATGATCCTGATCTTCCGTGACATCCTCAAGCGCAACCCCGCGGCGAGGAAGAAGATCCAAAGCATGTACGACCACATCGCAGTCGATGAAGCACAAGACTTGAACGAAGTGCAGCACGAGATCATTGACATGATGTCCGAGCACGTCACCGAAGATAACGGCAAGTCGATCTTCATGATTGGGGATGAGATCCAGAGCATCAACAACTTCGTTGGTGCTCGGCCAGACCTCTTCACGCAGTTCGCAAATCGCCCAGGTTGGAAGGTGCGTTCGATCGCGACCAACTATCGGTGTCTTCCTGAGATCATCGAGCTCGCCAACAAACTCATGGGAGAGCACCCCAAGGGTCTTCCAATGGTGGCTCGCCCCGACCCCAAGAAGCCTCGTGGTGCGGCCTCCGTTGTGTACGATAAGCCAGTGAACCACGCGATGGGCGCAATCAGCACTGTCTCGCAAATTGCTCAAGACGTGGAGGCGGGATCGGCTATCTCAGACTACGCTGTCCTCACGCGTACGAATGCTGAGATCAACGACTTTGAGACCGCGTGCATCATCCAAGGTGTACCGTATGCCCGTCGTGGTAGCACGAGCTTCTTGAGGTCTCCTGAGACCATCACTGTGATGAGCTACTTCAACCTGGCGGTAGGGCAAGACTTCGAGCGCATGCAGAAGAGCCTCATCGAGGTGTTCAACAAGCCCAACCGTTTCTTCCTCAAGGCCGGAGAATCTGAACGCATCGTCCAGCAGGCAGTGTCTACGAGAGCTCGCCGGATGGGTGTGAGTGCCAAGGAAGTGAACCCCATCGAGCTTTTCGACAGTGAGGGCATCACCGATTTCATCGAGGCGATGGATCCACAGCGTCGATGGGAGGGATGGAAGGTTCGGGCCACTCGCGAGCAGCTCGACGCGATGGGTCGCTCCTTGTACGGTATTCGCGAGACGGTGATGGCGGGTGAATCTGTCGACCGTGCAGGAAACAAGAAGTTCTACACGACACAGGACTTGATTGGAGACATCCTGGCCATTGAAGGTGTACCAGAGCGTGGTGGCGCTACGCCTACCCTTCGTGATGTGCTCATGCCCGCTGGCTTCTCTCAAGAGGAAGAGGCCGACGATCCAGAGGATGACAAGAAGGAGAAGCCCATCGGTAACGTGGAGTTTCTCTTCCAAATCGCGCAAGCCACAGGCAAGGAGGATGACCCTTCCAAGCCACAGAACTTCAAAGCGCGAATCGACAAGTTGTTTCTTGCCTCTCGTGACCTTCGCGTTGACCTTGATGCTTGGGATCGTGAGCAGCAGGCTCTTTCTCCCGAGCAACGCAAGGGTGCTCCAGCTGTTGTGCTCTCCACGATTCACTCGGTCAAGGGTGCACAGTGGAACAACGTGACGGTGGTGATGGCGGATGGAGTTTTCCCTCACAAGAAGGCAATGGAAGGCCTCAGTATTGGGGATGACGAGACAGAGCCATCACGTCGAGAGAAGCGGTTGGAGTTTTTGACTGAGCGCCAATTGGCCTACGTGGCGTTTACTCGTGCAGCCAAGAACCTCACTGTGCTTAGCCCTGGAATCAACGCCTACGGTAAACCTGCGAAGGGGGATCCCCTTTTCGTTACGGAATCTGGGTTGGTTGCAGGTCAGAACGTGCCAGGGAAGAACGACCCTCGCCCAGAGATGACTGAAGAAGCAAAGACGGTTTTGGCCTGGAGTCCTTCAGCCGCGGAATACCTAGACCAAGAACCACCTGAGTCCTACGATTTGTCCGGCCCCGTGCTTGACTATGGGAAGGGGTACTGAGCCATGGCTGCTGAGTTCACTCAAGTGTCCTTGGAGGACATGAAAAAGTACCTGAGGCGAGCTTTTGGTTCGCTCCCTTCAAAGCAGAGTGTCCAACGTGGTGAGACGGTTTTTGACCTGTCAATCACAGACAATGTTGGTATTCGCATCTACACTTCAGTGGGTCATGACAAAGACCAAGCGGCTGGCCGTGGTGAGGATGCCATTCGCGTCCTGATGTGGAACATCGCCAAGAATCGACCCATGAAGTCTGGGAAGGCCGTGGCGGTCAAGCGAACGCAAGGGTGGAAGGACACTCTCCGCCGCAAAATCGAAGACGTCCTTGAGGAATACTACGAAAAGGAAGAGAGTTGGGAGGCCTCCACACAGCGCGAGGATCGCGCTCCTGGTTCGGGGCCGAGCCCAGCTCAGATCCAATATGCCGAGCGACTCCTCAAGCAGAACCGGCACCCAGAGATGAACTTGAGTGCTCTGTCAAGCAGAGAGATCTCTCAGCTCATCGATGCTTTGAAGTCTGGGAAGCCGATCCCGAGCGGGATCGGTGGCGGCAAGATGAAGCATGACTACGACGGCGAGTCTGAGGTCTTCGATTGGGAGAGCGGGCACAACTGATGGTGTAAGTCCTGAATGGGACAACTCCAGCTGGAAGTTCTGATCGACCCCGAGCTGCCTCCTCGTGTTGAGGAGGCAGTTTCGTTTGAGACAGGTGGTCAGAAAAGGCTCCACGTTTACGGCCCTCCTACCATCCCAGGGATTCATCAAGGGGGTGCGCTGTTGACATTCTTTGAAGACCTCATCGCTGGTGCGCCCATGCCACTGGTCTTCGCCATGCGAAGAGTCACTGGCTCACATGCTGTAACTGCGGCGGCTCTTTTCCTTGATCGAACTCTCGTCATGTGCCCCGCAACCGTTGGGTTTGTCTACATTGTTGATTTGGTGAGTCGGATGGGTGATTCTGTACTTGGTCACGTTGAACCAAGCCTCGCCCAATTTCTCCGAGGTCTCGCTGCGTATTTCCCTGACGGGCTCTCCAAAATGGAGCAAGGTGAACGACTTTCAACTGCTATTCAGTGGGTTCGTTCCTATCTACTTGAGGGCACACTCCCGAATATCGGCCCTGTGGCTCCTCATGTTCGGGTGCTGGATGTGGGCACAAATGGTTTTGTGCTGGCTTCAACACCAAGGATCGGCCCAGAAGGGTGGGAGACGCTTTTTCGATGGGGGCATCTCCGTGGCATACTTCTCGGGGACGAGGACAAGGGGCTTCGGCCGGTTCTAGCTGCCCGTAAAGGCCGTCAAGTTGGCTATGACCTAGAACGACTCGTCCCCCTTCTCGACGAGCTAGAACAGCTCTCTGGTGCCCTTCCTGGTTGGGTTGTCCAGGGTAACTACTTGTCATCTCCACCAGACGGTAGCGCGGTTCTGCTGGAACATCTAATCCAAGTGTTCCTCCAAGGGTGATGTCGTTTTTCCTGTTGTCTCCTGATCAGGGAGAATGCCTCGCTCACTCGTGACCGTCGCCACGGACGGCTTCAGGGATTACGTTGAACTGCCAGACGGTCGAACCATTAACTTGGGTTCGGTCTCTGTCCTGAAGCTCGTTGCTTCTTTGGTGCGTAGTACGTCGCTATGTAAGAAAGCGTTGGATGCATTCCTGCGTAAGGGCAACACGCTCATCCAAGTCGAGTTGGACGACTTGATGGAGTTGCTCAAGCCCAAGCGATCTCGTTGGGCGTACAGTAATGGTCTTATCCCGTCTCTACCTCGACAAGGTGAAGGTATGACTGACGTTCAAGATGGGCTCACCTCGGTGAGTCAGGCGACACAGGTCTTTGAGAGCATGGTTTCGGCGTTCGACGTCATGTATCAAACACCTTCCACTGAGACCATCTCAGCTTTCGTGAGAAGCGCCTCTGACTTCTCCATCCTTGTTACTGGGTCTGGAATCGACCTTGGTTCTGAGTTCAATTCAAAGGAGTCTCCAGTGGACAAGCGTGCATCAGACGTGACGAGTACCTCGGAAGAGGCAATCAAGACGAACGTTGAAGCGAGTGATAACTACAAGCTCGCAGCAACTGAGGTACCCCTGGTGAACGAGGGGCTTGTGCACCTCGTTGTAGCCAAGGTGGATGAAGCCCTCAAAGTCGTTCAGGCGAGCAAGAAGAAGGGAGGTGAGGTGGCAAAGGGCGATCTTCACGTCATCTCCACTCGCCTCGATGGCCTCGCCAAGACCGCCAATTTCCAAGACCCTACCTTACGTTCCTCGCTCTTGGATCTGGTCAATATGGCGGACAAAGTACGCGCGCACTTCGCGTGAGAACCTACTGATAAGGCCCGAGAGAGAAAGGGAGTCTGACCATGGGTAATCCACGCGAACTCGACACCTACATCTACCGCATGGGAACGGCACCGAATACCCGTGTTGCCGTAAGCCAGAAAAACAAGGTTTACGGGTACATGGTCGGAAAGAAGGCCTTCCAGCAAATCGGAGTGGTCTCCGAGTTTGGGTTCGATGAGAGTCGCACCATTGACCCTGTCCGTGGCGTTGGCTTCGGGGATCAGATCGCTGAGTTGGTGCCGAGTGTGACTGAGCCTATGAGCGTCACACTCAACCGTACTCTCATGTACACGGTTGGCATTTTTCAAGTGCTTGGGTACCGTGGTGGAGTGGAAGGACTGGTTCGGTCTCTTCGCCACCATCGTTGGCCATTTGACCTCAAGCAGGAGCTGGTTTTCCCTGAGATCGTGTCGAAGGAAGACATTACTCTGGGCTCGGATGCTCCCTCTCTTAGAGGTGCCACAACCCAGCCTGGCAACGTGAAGAACTTGGCAGCCACTTCCATCAAGGCGTTGTTCACGTTCTACGAGGGATGCTGGGTGGAGAGTTTCAACTCTTCCTTCACCTCGGATGCGGCGATCATTGCAGAGAACACCACCATCAAGGTTACAGACATCATTGATGGTGTGTCGACCTACGGTGAGTACATCGATTCTGGTCTCTCCCCGATTAGCGCCAATGGTACTTCTGGTGCTGGCTACAGTCTACGTTTCGCGGGCAACAGTAACGTGGCTAGTACCTCCGCATTCGGGGCGTGACCGACTTCCAGCCCCTCTCTAGTTGAGGGTGCTGGACAAATGTAAATCGGACGGATGAAGATGGGATCGGATCGGATGACCTTGAAGACATAACAGGTCGGTGGGCTCCGCTTCGTGCCCGTCTCACACCTTGAGGTGGAGAGATGGCCAAGCTACAAGCGAAGAAGATTGCCGAAGCGCTCAAGAAGGCGCAGCAGGTCGGTGAAGTGGAGGAAGCTTTCTCCATCACTGGCTGCGATGTTGTTCTGCGTAGTCTTCGACAAGACGAGTACGAAGCAGCAATGTCCAACATTAGCGAACTAGAGGACATTGCTTACGTACAAGCGTTCAAGGTCGAGCACCTTTGCCGCGCCATGGTTGAGGTCAACGGATCAAGCTTGCGTGAGTATGACTTCGTTGAAGTTGATGTGGAAGAGACGGACAACCAGAATGGCAAATCTGCTGTCAAGAGTCTTACTCTAGAGAGAGCTCAGTTCGTCAAGGACTATGTGCTTTCGACCTGGAGTCGGGAGGCTATTGATGTGGCCTTCCGCAAGTTCAATGACGTGGTAGCCAAGGCCGAGAAAGTCGCCGCGGACAATGTGACTTTCGAAATCCCAGAAGAGTCGGAAGACGACAAGTACCGTCGACTCCTTGGTGAAGCCAAAACGGTTGAGCCTGGGGTGCCTCTAGAGCTTGCAGCCAAAATCCGCGACGAGTTTGGGTACCTGCTCAAGCAGGAATGGTCGGCCGTCGAAGAGAAGATTGCCATGATCAAGCAGGACGAAGAAGAGCCAAAGTCGGAGGTCAAATCCGAAGCTCCGCCTCTTCGTCCGTCGACCGCGGCCATCCTACGCCCCAGTCGTGAGTCTGCTCCAACTCCAGAACCCGCCCCAGAACCTGAGCCTATTCCGGTAGAGGTGGCCCGCAAGTCTGCTCAGATACAGCAGGTGGAGGGAGACCCAGATCCAGCAATTCTTGGTACCTCTCCCCAGACCGCCTATAACCCTCATGCTGAACCCCGCCTGCAGCGACGGAATGCAGATGAGGTAAAGCAGATCCTTGACCAACCACCTGTTGGCGGGATCAATCCACGGTTCCGCCCACCATCTCGCGTCTGACCTATGTCAGGCGACCGCGAGGTGGTCGGTAAGGCCCTTGAAGACCTAGGCCTGACCCCAAAGTTTAGGAATGCTCCCAGAGAGGAGTACCCAGAACAAGGGGAAGGCGAAGAGGTGCGCATTGAGGTGCCTCAAGAGCCTGAGGTAGACCCCAAGCACTATCGGGATGTTGAGAGCCTTCTCTTTCGAGGGTTTCTCGTACTGCCCGCTGAGATCAACGACGTTCAGTTCATCTTTAAATCGATGAACCACCACGAGTTTGAGCTCCTGCAGTGGGTGACAAACGGGCGTACGTCAGAGCAGTACCACAACACATTTTTGGCCCATGGCGTGTTCATGATAGACGGGCAGAACATTTTACCCGAGCGGGACAAGTGGATCCCACTCATCGAGAAGACCTTCTCGTCCCTGCCCTCACCAGCCCGAGCCAAACTTGTTCGCTACCTGTCTGAGGTCAACCGTCGAGCCGCAAACGCAGTGACGTTGGCGGAAGCCTACCAAATGGAGAAGTCTTCTCGGTTTCGGTGGGCTCAGCTCAAAGGCGTTGATCTCATGTCTCCAGGGTGCACTGGCATTGAGGGGACACACCGGATTGGCCTCAACTACGCCCAGCTGGTGTGGCGCGCACTCAACTATTACGACGACCTCCGTGAGCAGGCCGAACGTGAGTGGGACAACGCGAAATTCATCGGGTCTTGCTTCGCCGGCAAGGAGATGAAGAAAGTCTACAACCAAGACAGAGAGCGTAAAGACAAAGAGAAACTGGACAGGCTGCAACGTAAAGACCAGCTCTTACGCTTCGTTTTTCTCGGGGAAGAGATCAACAACGACAAAACTGTCAATCAGTACCAAATCGTGACTGCACGAACAGCCGAGGAACTCGCCAGTCAGCTGGAGAGAGACCTCCGAGGTGAGAAGGATTGGCATGATCAGGTGGTGGAGCGTGAAGAGTCACGTTTGAAGGAAGGCGAAAAAGCTCGTTACCGTCAGATGCGCGAGATGTACCAAGAGAGAGCCAGAGAGAACCCGAATGGGACGTCAGGCGGGTCAGACCCCTCGCAGGCGTACTCCGCAAGGGAAGTCCAAGAACGCATCCTGCGACAACGCCAACTCAGCGCGCAAAGGGCGGCCTCTCAAATGGTCTACGATGAACGCATGACTCAGTTCCTATCCAAATATGGGATGGCTGATGGAGAGTCCTCGATTGGTTTGACCGACCGCGATCCCTCTCATGCGCAGCCTGTAGTGCCGACTCGTCCACCTGGATCGCCTTTTCGGAGATGAGCCATGTCTAAGCAGCAGGAAGATATCAAGCTTGGCTTCCAGGTCGAGATGGAGACCCGTAAGGCGCTCCAAGGACTGGCGCTCATCAACAAAGGCCTCAAGAACGTCACCAAGGTCAAGTCAGTCCCGCTGAAGTGGGATGACAAAAAAGGCTTTGGAGACTTCAAGAAGCGCCTCACAACATATCGCAAAGAGCTCCGTCTCCATGATAAAGAGATGTTGCAGCTCAAGAAGGTACTTCGTGACGTAGGTGGTAGCCGTCACTCTGATAAATTCGCCAAGAGCTTCGACGACTACAAGAAAGCATATCAGTCTTTTGAGAAGACTGTAACCAAGAGCTACGTAACTGTGGCTACTAAAATCAAGAAGAAAGAACAGGAGCTCAGCCAAGAGGTTCTCAAGTACCGGAAAATAGCAGCTAAGGCTGAGAGTGCGCAGGACAAGCAAGCAGCTGAAGACCAGATCAAGGCTCTGGAAGAGAAGAGCGCCAAAGAGATCAAAAAAATTAGGGTCGACTATGCCAAAAAGGTGAAGGAGGCACGCAAAGAAGTTAAGAAGGGCCAGCGAGAGCTCACCAAGTCCACCACCAAAGACCCGTCCAATGCTCTCGTTATGGAGAAGCATGCCGAGCAGGTCGAGCACGCCAAGAAGGCCAAGGAAGACTTCCAAGAGGCATTGAAGGGGATCAAGACAGCCACGGTAGGCAAGGACATTGCTGAGGGGTTCATCGATGGCATTGGTAGTGTCAGCGGGAAGGATCTCCTTGGGGCAGCGAAGGCTGGAGCCAAAATCTCGGCTTCTCTTCTCAAGGGCGCCGGCAAGCTTGGTATGAAGTGGAGTCGCGACCTTCAGATTTCTAAGGGCGGAGACGGTGGACTGTTAGGTAAAATAGGCCCTTTGGTGGCTACACTCTCTAAAATTGGCCCGATTATCTCTATGGCCGCTAGCGGCATGATGGCGATAATCAAGCTCCTGATCGACCTCGAAGCTCACGCCAAGGAGATGAACAAGCAAATCCTGGAAGGGGCCAGCACCGCCGAACTGTTCTACAAGAACATGAGCAGGGTGGATAAGTCAGGTGCCCATTTGAGCTCTACTCTCGACACCATTCGTGAACAAGCTACTGACGTTCAACAGAATTTCAAATGGGGCTCCACGAAGGAGCAGATCATTCAGGTCATCAACACTTTGAATCAGCAAGGTGTTGCGTTGGCGTCTTTGGAGACGGCGTTTGATAACGTGCAAAACTCTGCACACAGGTCTGCTATCGAGGTAGGCAGTTTTGGCGACCTGGCTAGAAGTTCACTAGCGTATTCTCGAATCATGGGCGTCTCCCTGCAGGAAATCACCGATTTCCAAGCGGAAATGTTCGTTGAACTCGGCACAAGCCTTACGGGCACCAAACTTGAGTTTGCTCGTATGACTCGGGAAGCCTCTGAGAGTGGCATCGCAACGAACAAGTTTTTCTCCATCTTGCGTGGAGTCTCTTCAGATTTGGGCCTTTACAATACTCGTCTCGACCAAGCTGCAACCTTACTCAAAGTGTTAGGCAAAGCCATGAACCCGCGTGAAGCGCAGAAGTTCATGCAGTTCGCCACCTCTGGGCTCAAGAATATGGATCAGCTGCAGCGCACTCGCCTCGCTATGGTAGGTGGAGTCTCAGCGAGAAGACGAGACATGCAAGAAGGAATCGCCAGCAGAATGCAAGCTGCGGCAGTCAATGTGGCTGGGCAGGAGGGGGACGCCTCAGCTGGCAACGTTGGGCGGATCGAAGGGCTCCTGCGACGGTTCATGGAAGGGGCAGACGAGTCCCTAGACGAAGCTCTACAGAAGGTGCCAGAGGCTGCTCGCGGGGCCATGGTCAATCAAATGGTAGAGATGAGACGTATGCAAAAAGAGCTTAACAAGGGTGGGGCTTTGGGTGTTGGCTCAGCCTACGCTAATGCTACCCCATCTGAGTTGATCTCCTTACTTGAGTCTGTAGCAAAGAAAATGGGCGGTACTGGCAAGTTGGAAGATGTTACCGGAGCACAAGGGTTGGCGTTCCGTAACTTTACTGGTGTTGGCGAAGACCAGTACAAAGAGCTCGTGGCAATGCAGTACGCCATTGAAAAGCAACGACGCGATTTCAAGTCTGCTCTACAGGGACGTCTTGGCGGCACTGGGGCTACCAAGAAAGAGCAGGACGAGAATACCAAGCGCCAAGATGACATCGTGGCACATCTGAAGGCTCAGAACTTGACTTTAGAGGGGATTGAGAAACTGAGCAGCTCGCAGATTCTCGCCATCTCTGAGGCGACTGCTCCTGAAGTCAAGTCGGACTCTCAAAAGCAGCTCGAATACGCTCAGAGGCAGGGTGAGCTGATGGTGTCCTTGGAGGACAAAGTCGGCATGATTGTCGACGGTATTTTCAACTACCTGTACAAAGCGTTGAGGAGTCTCATCGATGGACTCCACGAAATTATAGGGATAATGCC